CAGCTAATGATCCAAATTCTAGAATTAATAAAGCTCTTAGGGCTTGGAATTGCTAGTGCAATTTTATTTATAACTATTGCTATGTCAGATATAACAAAAACAAAAGATTTTATAAAAGTAGTTGATGAGGTAAAATCAGAGTATCCTGAAGGTTCTCTTGAACGTAAAATACCTACATCATTTATTGCTACAATTGCAGCTGTAGAAACAGGTAACTTTAATTTTAAAGGTGCAGATACTGCAAATAAAGCTAATAATTTTTTTGGAATACATGCAACTGGTGATCAAGAGTTTTTACCAACATCAGGTGGTGCTAAACTTAGAGCATTTGAAGACAATAAAGGTAGTATTAGAGCTTTTATAAATTTAGTTAAAAGTGATGAAAGATATAAAGATACTATAGAAGCAATAGATAAAGGGCCACAAGAAATGTTTAAGGGTATGTCTGTATATGCAGAGAATCCCAACTACACAAGTATATTAGATAATGTTTATAGAAATAGAATACAACCAATATTTCAAACAGAAAATTTTTTATTACCAAAAAGAAAACCAATATCAGAACAAATGAGTGGCCTAGAATAAAAAAGGGAAGCCTAAATTAATAGGCTCCCCTAGCAGGCAACACGAAGACCGCTTGACTTTTTAGTCAGGTGGTCTTTTTTTTTGGACAGAACGATAAAGGTTTCTATCACCCCATCGTTTCTGCCAAAACCAGGTACTCAATGAACTAGCCCAACCCTCAAATTTATCCATGATAGGATTGTGCCAAAAGTAATATCTAAACTTTTTGTATAAGTTGCTTGATGTCATCTTGTAATTTCCTTCCTACAGAATTTGCATGATTGATTACAGCAGCACATAAGTTACCATGATAGGGATAACCTTTAAGTGCTTCTCTAATTTTAGCAACAGGTTTGCCACCATAATCAATAACAATTGCATTATCTTTATTAAGACCTATTTTTAATTCAAATAGTATACCAGTGTATTTATCTAAATTATTTTTTTCGGACATCTGCACTTCCTCCTGATACAGGAGTTAGTCCTGCTAAACTATTCATAAGTTTAACAACTTCACCATAAGGTCTAGTCATTAAGTATCTCATTATATCCATAAGTTGTTCAGAACTTATAGTGTAAGTTCTAGGGGTAGTTTGTTGTTGTTTTTGCTCTTCTTTCTTTTCCATCTATCCTCCTATTAAAATGGTATATCA